CTATTTCAACTCTACGGGTTCATCTTCCCATGTAAGTTCTCGTCCAAGGATTTTCTTTATTGTTCCTTTGGGAAGTTCGATGCATATATCATTATGCGGATTATACCCCCAACAACATTCTTCAAATCTGTATGGACTTTTCCCCTCTCTTCTTTCACAATAGACCTCGCATTCAATAATATGCTCAGTCCCGTTTTTATCGACACATAAGTAAGTCATATTATTCTCCTTTCTCTATCTTCTCCCTAAACAACCTTAACTGGTCAACTGTCGGGTAAAACGTAGGGTTCTCCCAGTTCTTACCAATCACAAGGATCATCGAATCAAGATACTTCTCGCAATCGAGAATCTTGGCGCATTTGTCCAATTGAAATTCCCCGACCGGGTATCTCTTATTGTTGAGCGTTTCTTTCGCCCAAGCTAGCAACTCATTTATCGAGTCGTAGTCGTATTTCTTTTCTTCAGCCATAATATTTAGTTTTCGGCAAAGGTATAAAAAATCCCGGCATATTTAATACACCGGGAGGATTCCATTTTAAAGAGGCAGTTATAAAGAAATGGAAAGGAGCTCTTCACCAAGTTTATGCAAGGCTGTTTCTAATTTCAAATTTTGCTCTTGACGTGGAACTCTATTGCCAGAAGCGTAATGCCATAATTGTTTCTGATTAATCCCCGTAATACGTTCCAATCCGGCTTTTGAAAATACACCTTCATAAAAATCCAAAAATGATTTTATATCCATTTTAAAGGATAGTTCATAATCACCTTTTAATGCATCGGGCAATTCACACCCCAATTCAGAACATTCTTCGATAAAGACTCCAATAGCCGTTATCATGTTCTTTTTTATTTCATCAATAGTAGAACCTGTAACAGTTATACCATTAACGCCATCAATATAAGCAGAATAATTATTATCCGCTCGCTCGATGATTACTCTTAATGTTACCATGTGTAGAAGTTTTTATTATCATTAACAAATATACTTTTTTAATTGTTCAAGGAGATGAGGATTGACAGGGCCTATTTTAGCCCTGCCTCCTTTAAAATGGAATTCAAAGTACCATCTTTTAGGTCATCATTTAGATTACCTGGAACTACTATAGGCCTCTTAGCTCCTTCTTTGTAGTATATACGATGGTCACCTCTTATTCGAACGAAAGTCCATCCATTTTTCTCAAGTAAAACGATTACCTCTTTTACTTTTTTCGTCATCCAGACCTCCTTTCTTTTATTAAAAATTATATCTTACAATGAAGATTTGACACCGCAAAGATAACTATTTTTCTACTATTACCAAGTAATAATAACTATTTTTCTACTATTTAACATAAAAATCCCCGACTACATAGCCAGGGACAAGCACAAAGATGCAACCTTCGCAATAATCGCAAGAGGAATCAGCCAGTACAACCACCTTTCTAGGCGTTCCATAGCATAACCAACAGAAGCCGACAGAAATCCGAGTGGTACCGGTCATCTGCCTGTGAAATCAAATCATCTATGTAGTCTTTTTCTCTCATTTTCGCCTGTTACATATATTCCTGACAAAATGCCCCTTAATATCTTCGACATAAGTTTTTCCTGCAATGTTCACACAAGAAGTTCTTCGCTATCGGGAACATCTTCTGACCTACCTCACCGGAAAGATATTGGGCTTCCTCCCCGTAGGGGTCAATATTGAATGCTTGTGAGATATGCCGACACAAGTGCCCTTTTTCGTGGTCCCATGAGTTTTGGAACTCTCCCGGGGAAGAAGTGAGAGCAATTACCATCACAGTCTCACGCTCCTCAAAGTCCGAATATGTAAGACCGGTATTGAGAGCCCCGGAAGAGAGGTTTCTGTATGCCTGTTTGAAATCTTCCCCTCTACAACCGATACGGTGAAGTTCGCATAGAATCTCACTGATCCAGTAAGTCGTTACGGCATAATACACCCTAACTCTCCAATCATATTTCGGTATGTAGAAATCCTGGACTATCATAAATCAGAGCATATCATCCCACATTATAGGTGTGCCACTTCCGATACAATCCGCATAGAAACGGGTAAAAGGAAGTCCGTCATATCCGTCTGGATCATCTATGTAATCCTTCAAGAATAATGCCAAACGGGATTCATCTGTAATGGAACTCTTATAATAATCAGCTTTCGCCATATTGGCTACATATACGCAATCGTACCCGGCATCTTTCTCCAGTTTAATTCCGTATTTTTTCAGAAGCTCCTCCACCTCTTCCTTTTTGATCGGAACGAGCTTTTCCTTCTGCTTGGTAGTCTTGTTCTCAACTTCCATTTTAGAAACAGCCCATTCGCACATCTTCTTAGAGAAGTGCCAGCCGTATAATGACAGATAATTTTTCATTGCCGTCGGCATCTTGTCATACGTATCTAGTCTTTGTCCCATAATAATTGCTTTATTAGAATAAGAGGGGATTTCTCCCCTCATACGATTAATAGAACTCACCGTTTGAGCGTCTGCGTCTGCGCTCTCCCATATCTCCGTACATAGGGGATTCCGGGAAATAACCCGGCATACGACGCTCGTTCATGCCATCGCTGTCGTAGCGTCCATTCTCACGGAATCCCATTCCACCGCCACGCATTTCACTCATGGCCTTCTCATAACCATGGCGGCAGCCTTCACGATAAGCTTCTTCGATTTCACTTTTGCCTCGCATTCCGAAGTCACGATCATATCCATCGTGTTCTTCTCTTATTGTCCACATTCCCATATCATTTCTTGTTTTTAGATGTTTCGGTTACTCCTATTTGTTCCATTAGCCTTTTGTTTAATTCCATAAGATCTGCCATATTCTTGCTCATTTCCGACATTTGCCCTTTCAAAGAGGCAATCTCCTGTTCTTGACGCTGTTTTTCAGCAAACTCTGGATTCAAGAGAGTAAGCATCTTGTCGCATCCGGCAATCACGGATTTATGTATGTCCATGCTGTTTAGGATATCTATGCTTTTTTGTTTCATAGAAGCTACCTCATTGTTCATTGCATCTCGTGAACATGATACCACAATATTCCCGTTTTGACCAAAATCGGCAATATCCATTCCTGCAGGGAGATTTTGAAATGTAGTGTTTTGACCGTTGATACTAACGACAACATCAACTACCATCTCCATTTGGGTGAGCTGTCCCACTACAGGAGAGGCTATAGGATATTTTGGCTTAGGGGCTGAAACGCTTACTACCGGACCATATTCAATATATGGATTGGTATCTTTATGAAGTATATACAACTGGTTATTGGTGCGAAGTGACTGAAACATATTGATTTAATTTAAATAGGGTGCCAATAAACTCTGACACCCGTGTTGACTACTTGTTTTTACTTGACGCTGCTTCTGCTGTAGCAGCCGGAGTAGCGGTAGGTCTGTATCCGCCATTAACAAGGAACAGCTCATTGGTGTACTTGTTATAGTGAATTTCATAAATACCGGTTCCGGCAAGGTTTGCAACTGTAATAGGCTCGTTGTTGTAAGCCATCAACGGTCTTGTGTCCCCATTGGTTCCAATCAGTACAGGAAGCGTTGTCGCTGTTCCCGCAGGGATAGGCTGGCGAAGATTAACATAGAAACTTCCTACGTAGTCCCGGTTACGGAATGCATGATTGGGAAGTTCCAATGTCACATTCTCTGTACCGACCGTTACACCCACCGTCGGAAGGGTGTTGTTATTGATCCTTCCAAGCGTCGGAAACAGAAAGGGGAATCCTGTAAAAAAGTTAGGCCACATAGTTACCTCCTTTCTTACCGGATCAACCCCAGTAGTTATTACAACCGCATCCGCCACGTCTGTATGCTGCGTCACCGGCATAAGCACCGAAGGCAGCAGCACGGTAAGTATCCATGTTTACACCGACAATGTTAGGGTATTGAACCGGAACCGTATTGGGCAACTTGCATTTGATTCCATCAACATCGCTTTGTAATGCTTGCAATCCCGCTGCAAGAGGTGCAATCTGTTGACCTACTGCATTTAAAATTGTAGCATTTTGGTTGCGTTGGGAGATTTCAGCAGTAAGAGTTGCCTTTTCCGCAGTAAGAGATGCAATCTTGTCCTGTAACGCCTGATTCTGCATAGCATCCAACTTGGCAATGATAGCCTGCGTGTTAGCTGTTGCACTGTCACGCAAAGAAAGCGTATTTTGATTTGCTGTGTTGACTAATGTATTAGTCTGGTTGCACATTGCAAGCTGACTCTCGTATCCTTGTGTAGTTACAAGTTGCTTCATGTCGCAGCAACAGCTACAGATTTGAGATGTCAGAGCGTTGTTGCCCTGCATAATTGCAGTAAGGATGCTGTTGGTGTTCTGGCCCATTTGGTTACCAAGCCCACAGATTGCCTGTGATACGGAATTAATACCGGCAAGGATTTGATCTGAAGAAGTGTTCACGGCTTGTGCCAGTGATGCAATGTCGACACCATTTCGGTTAAGTGTCTGCATAATCATCTCTCTTCCTTCGTTCGCTCCCTGATTATTATTGCCGCCAAAGCCGAAATTGCCATTTCCGAAAATAGCTGCAATCACAATAAGCGCAATGATGTCTTGAAAACCACCATTGTTACCAAAGAAGCCACCGTTGCCATTGCCGCCTCCAAGCAGACCCATCAGGTAACCGGTGTCAACCCCTCTGTTTTGCAAAGACGGAAGAATAGAAGCAAGCAGACCGTTTCCTGAAGCCGCTCCACCGTCCTGATTAAAAACGTACGTTCTTTCCATAGAGATTTATACTTTTTTTATTACGGTCAATATTAACCGCATCACAAAAGTATATAATAGAGACTGCTTAAATCAGCACTCATTTGCAAGCGATTTACGAATATTTTGCAGATATATTGCAATCATTTTGTTTGTATTTTTACGGCTTTCGAAAGTGGATATAAGATAGCGTATACTGGCAGATGTCTTATGAAGTAAAGCGGCTATCTGTTCAGGATATAGACCGTATTCAGTGAGGAAGAACACTACGATAGAACGGGCATCGACGACTTCGGTCACTTTGGTTGATGAAAGGATTAGTTCTGTAGAAACTTCAGTTTCTTTTCCTACAAGGTTCAATATTTCGGCAAAAATCTCGGACTTACACATGGTAATTAATTTTTTTGTTGTACTTTTGCCTTTGCCAATCAGTACATATATACCAAAAGAACAAAAGCATACTTCGGAATGTTAAGGATATTATACCCCCTGACACAACCGGCGTATGCTTTGGTGTATTAAAGTATTGATTGGCGTCAACTTTAATGTGTCGGGGGTTCTTTTTACTCTACCCCCCCAAAAAAGGAGCTACATTTGCTACGATATCCGGCCTTCTACTTTACCGGATAAACTTATTGCTTAGTATTAATTAATGTATCATTTTATCCTCCTTTCTTTATGAACCTTTTTCCATTGGAAATTTTTATGTGAGTAAAACTTAAACTTTTCATACCGGAAACGGTCTGTGAAGATAGTGCCGGTTAATTTCTAAACATCTTAAGCATTAATACAATAGATAGTATTATAATTACGCCAACAGCCCAACCGCCCAGCTCTATTTTCATCTGTTGCCACCGGGTTAGCTGTTTCTCCACCGGATAAGGGATCTGCACAGAATCGGTCAGCATAACCGTATCTGTCTTGTTAATTGTCAGATACCGGTATTTATACCGATATTTCTCTTTGTAGACAGTATCTCCCTTTACGAACAGGAATATACTGTCATGCTCATAGATGCTGTCAAAACGGATGCTATCACGTGTCTTGTACTCCGTCTTCACGGTCTCTACCGGAACAGACTTGATGTTCCGGCAGCTTGTGAAGCATATTTCTGACATCAGGAAAATGGTCAGGATGTATAACAGACGTTTCATGCTACCTCAACGTAAATACCAATCAAATCAGAGAGGTTAGCGTACACCGCTTGCCCGGTCGAACGGGTGCACTTATAGGTAACTCCGTCCTGCGAATAGTATTTGCCCTCTTCCAATGCCATATTGTTATTGTATGGAATCGGATCATCCTTTGTTCCGGCAACGGTCTCGTTGATTTCCTCATAGAGAGCTGCGGTGTTGATGCTTGGCGGTTGATTCTCCAAGACGGTAGCAATATTCTGCCTTACCCGGTAGAGTTTATCGTTGTACTGCACTTTCATTCCGGTTGTTAGTGATTTGCTGATAAACTCGTTCCAATACGGATACATGGACTTCACTTTCAACGCTTCGTTGTCTGTCAGGGACATAGTTTGAATTCCGGCTTTGGTCACATTCAAAAGGTTCTGCGCTGCCGCCACCTGGATAAATTCCGCACTGCCTGCCGGATGTTCTTCTTCCGTCCATGACCATTCATCACTTGACAGAGGGGCGTTCAGTTCCGGGCTGTCAAAATAGTATCTCGGAAACTCTTCGTCCTTGTAAGGGGACAAATACTCTTCGTGGAGGATTACCTTACTTCCGTCTTTACTCTTTCTCATTGTGGGGATAGCCAACAGACCGTGCTGGGCTAGCCATTCGATTGTTACTACTGCGTATTTCATATGTTTTTTAATTAATTGTTTAACTTACTTCAATGTTATTCTCAATACCCATAACCTCGTTTAGCTCCTTTATTTCATCTTCACTAGATATTTCTGGGAAGAGCATAAAATCAAAGAGAGCCATTTGAGCATAAAAAGCATTATGTTTTGCATTACTTCCAATTACTGGAGAAGTAATATTATAATTATTAGGATTGCTATTAGTTATAGTTATATTATGAGTTACATCTTTTAATTGCGATCCTTTAACAGATGTATTTAATACTCCATCAATATAAGTTTTCCCGTCATTCCTAGAACTATAAGCAATAGAGTCTTCATTATTATTGAAATTAGGAATATATATAGCGAAGCTATTAGGGTTATTATCCATTCTTTGGTCATACAGCATTAAAGCATCCTTATTCCAATTCACTTTCATCAACATACACTTACCACCATGAGCCAAAGTAGGAATGGTAATATAGTCATCCACCCCATCAAGACAGAATGAGCCTTCGTATTGTCCTATTTGTTGGATAGTAATATCACAATCTCCAATTACAGAACCGTCTAATGTAGTTATCATAAATCCATACCATCCAGCTACTAAATCGACAGATATTTCATTAACTCCATTAATCAATTCTTTCATAATAGATCCGGCATTATTAAAAGTACATTTCATATCAGATGTAAGACCTGTGATATTAACTTTAAAGTTAGATTTATCACCTGTATTAGCAACAGTATTAGGTTCAAATAATGCTTGATTTGGATTGTACTGTCCTTTTAGACTAGTTATATGAAGACTATTGTCTGTAATAGTACTAGTAATTCCACTCTTTGAAATCCTCCAAGTATTCCAATTATATACATACCCATTAGCTCCACTCATTCCTACATAAGCAGAGTTGTTGATTACCCCATGATTACCTTTACCTGTCAAGTCCGGAATGTATCCTAGAATCTTATAAGAACTGTTTGGAATCCTCAACCTATTAGGCGACAGGATACAGCTCGGCTCATTAGCTTTTAGGTAGGTACGTGCATTATCAAACACCATAGACTTCTCTACCTTTATGATAGTGTTTGGGTAAAGCGTTACACCATTATACCGTGTCTCGGATACAGTATATAGCTCCGGTAAAAGGTTGGCACTTCCTGCAAAGACTATATCACTGCCTACTTTCAACTTATCTCCCCAAGTGATAGTTTTACCATCTTGTTTTAGATTAATTATTGCTGGATAAGGCTGTACAATATCCTCGTATCTAATGTATTCGTCAATAGTGATGTCTATCTTTTGAGGGGATTTATCTATATGAATAGGGGCAGTTTGAGCATAACTAGAATTTACACTTATGACTTCATTTTTTCCATTTACTTTAATAGAAGATACTACATCAAGTTGCCAATCTCTAATAGGTGTAACTCTAACAATAATATCCTCAGTAGATTGAAAATAATCACCCGGATTCAATCTTACATAAGTACCACTTCTTTTAATGAAGTAATCAATTTGTTTATATGGAATATTGGATTTAGCAATAGGTCTCCACTCTATCATATCTGGATACAGAGTGCCTAACTTATACCTCTTTAATTGACGCTCTAGCAGGAACTCGGAAAGGGAGTAAGGGAAGAGTAATAGACTCCATAGTGCTATATTAGCATATTGAGATGCAACCCCTCCTCTTCTACCAATAGTCAACCCTGAACCTGTATTAGTAGAAGTACCTCTATCTAAATTATTTCTATTGTACTTGTATGTAGACTGATATGAGATGAATCTATTGATATTTAACTCTGATAAAGCAGTATATTTACCAAAACTATGAGGAGCAAGTATTTTATTAATGCCCATATGTTCCATTAAAAAAGGCGTATTAGTAGAACCATCCACTACATTGCTCATTATAGATATTTGGGAAGGTTTAGCTTCAACATACGCCCTATCAACTGCAATAGTATAGTCCTTTAGCTCCAAATCTCCTACATACTGACCATAGTCTGTTACTCCATCAGTCTGCCAAGCCCCTTCATCATTGATACCGCTCTCTTTGTTCCACGCAGAGTTGTAAATCTTCATATTATGCCCGTTACCGGAGAAGTCAGTCAGCTCATCGTTGAAAGAAGCGTGGTTCTCATTGGTGATACCCTGTCGGATGGTGTCGTAGATGATATCCGGTTTAACATGCTTGTCCAAATTGAAGTAGGATATTACCTGATTGATTTGGTCGGTGGTTAATGTTTTGTTAGAGATGAATGTCCAATAGTAGGCTATTTGGGAAACTTCACTTATGGTGCCACTGTATTTATAACCTTGAACAAAGAATTTATCAGTAGGATCTAATGCTGAGTTACCTTCTGTTGTATAGTCTTTCTTATCTCCAAGTATATTATTTATCAGCGTAGGAGGATTGTTAGTATTTATCTGTCTTGAATACCCGTATATACCTGTTTTTCCAGCAGAACTACAAATATTCCTACAAACTACGTGAGCTACACTTTCCGAACGAATATTATTAATAGTTGTCAGTGAAGACAAACCTATCTGATGAACCATACTCACCACGGTAACCTCATTGCTTCCTCCCAACATTTCCTTAACCGTCTTGGTGGAAGTGATTAAGTCGTCTTTACCGTCAGTAACTAATGCTCCTTCAAAAGAAGGGATTTGGGTAATAGTAGCGGAAGCACCTGGATAAAAGGCAAATCCTACTACATCATCTCCAGCATAAGCATAGCTCTTTTCTAGTATATTAATTCCTTCTGACAATATTTGATGACGAATATTTCCTGATTCAGTTCTTAGAATGTATATTATTTCACCCTTTAGACCGGAAACCATAACTTTCCATTGGGGCATTTCATCTCCGGTGTTATGATTCCTAACTAACATGGTTCTAAGATTTGGAGCTATGTTTACGGCATAAAATGAATCAGAAGAAATACTATCTATTGGATTTATCTTTCTCCAATCAGTAAAATCTTCTTCATACTTCCCATACCCACTATTGAGCTTGTAAGCTGCGTTACTTATGATGAACGGATTGTCTGGGTCAACCAAGTTCTTGATTACAGCCCTGTCAGGGTCGTCGTTGCTCTTGCCGTCACAGATACAGACAGCGACCAAAGAAGCCAATACTTCCGGGTCGATGTAAGGACGGGCGGAAGTATTAGCCCGGCGGGAAGGCGAACCGATCTGATTCAAACCAACCCGATTCAACCCTATTACATTTAATGGTAACTTGTTAAGCTTCATTGCCGGATTCGGTTACTGTTCCACTTAATACTTCACTTCCACTCTCGATGCGGATAGTTTTCGGATAAACTAAAGCCGAGAAGTCATAGTCAAAGATAATCCCCGAATTATACGGGATGATGTTGGGAACCGCTACCACATCAAAGCCTCTCTCAGTGGCAGTCCGACCGTCAACAGCTTCCGCATATTCACCATTCTTCTGATAGATTTTAAGACCACCATTGGACACACGCTCCAAGTGAATATTAAAATCTGCATTTACCACTACTTCCGCCACATATTCCTGAGTATCATTATTCTTTGTAAATCTTAAATCTGCCATGATTGTTCCTCCTATTAATTATAATTTTAAAACCTGTTTCTTCACGTTGCAACTATCATAGCTGACATGAACCCATGAGAAGTTCTTCTCATCTATCAGCTGCGTAAAAGGAAGGTTAAGCTCCTGTACGAGATTGAATAGCTTTTTGTTTTCCGCTTTTGTGTTCGGAGTGCCAACTATATCAGCCGCCATTCCTTTCATGTGCTCGCTGGTCTTACTTCCTCCTACAGCCTTGTTTAATGCTTCGCAACGGTATCCGCTAGTTACAATGATAGGTTTGCCATAGGCTTTCCGAAGAGGATCAAGAACGTTATCTATTAAACCATCTACATTGCAGATTAACGCTTTCGGCAGACGGTTATCAATACCGCGTCTGTCAGCCGTTTCGCTCTTTACCATTTCAGCTATTGTGAAATACTTTCCCATATCTTTCCTCCTATAATATCAATGTTAATACTCCGATTTGAATCGCTTGTCCGACAAGACCGCCTATCAGCGTGGCGGCAATATCGAGCCAGTCCCATTTTCCACCGTATGCACGGTCTTTGAACTCCATGCCGGCAGCCAGTCCCGCTACAAACAGGATGGTAAGCAATGCACCTGCCGGGATGGCGTAAAGCAGGTGCTTGGGGCGGTTACTTTCCTTTATCCAATTCATTCTCTATAATTTCTCTCACATCTTCCTTATCAACCTTAAACACCTTTTTGCCAAACACTCCTAATGCCCCGATAAGATTGATATTTATACCTTTTGGCTTCAGTATATTGCCAACTATCGAGCATCCTTCTATGAAGCATACCAGTAAGCATGAATACACGTCTATAGGATATTCATTGTGACTTGCTACGCTAATCATACAGACCATACAAACGAATGCGAAGTAAGTCACCATCTTTCCCATAGTGGCACGGATCGCACGCGAGAACCTGACCTTTTCACCCATTAGCATACTTTTCCGCACCCCAAAGGCTAAATCGCAAAGGATTACTGCACATGATGCAATCAGCCAAGGAATCATATGCTGCAAAGACTCATATACAAAGGCTGTAGCAATTGCGGCAAAACCACCAGTGGTTGTATGTACTATTGCTTCTTTCATACGATACAAGTAAGATAAACGGTTAACAATGAAATTACCTCTATCCAGAACATCGGTTTCCTCTTAATGAAGTCGGAGATGAAATTGCCTGTCCAATGCTTTTTCATGGAGACAACCATGTAAATAATGAATCCCAACCATAACAGAAGCCAGTACCAACTGTTGCATCCTACCCATATCTGGGAGAAGATTAAGGACATGGCGGCACCTATTGCATGAGGAACCTTTTGCTCCGATTTGAAGTTGGGAGACACACCGAGCACAACCATACCGACAATCGAAAGGAATACAAGAAACTGGCTGTTCTCCGTACTTGATTCCAAAGCTGCCGGGAGAAGCAATACACCGGAGCCGATCATGCACAAACCGAACCAGAACTTATGCGTCAGCGCATAATAGGTGGCACTGATTGAATAAGGGATTTCTTTCCCTTTCTTAATCATCGCATAAACATAGCCTGCGATGAGAATAAATGATAATAGTACTAATAGAATCATAGCTTTATCTGTTTTTGAGTTTATAATACAAAATTGAGTTGTTCCGGGTATCCGGTTTTGTAATTGTAGGCTTCCACTTGTCCGGCATCAGACAAGCTTTTCACAGCCGCAATATGAGATTGCGTCACATTGTAGCAGTCAAGGGCGTACAATTCAAGCCGGTTGAGCATTTGCAGGGCTGTATCAACAGGAATAACGTACTTCTCCGCATTGTACCAAAGCGTGGTATTCATCCGACCGGATTCTTTCTCGATACCGATTGAGTTGACCAACCCGACACGGGTGTCTTTGTCTAACCACATCTCTTTACCGGCAAGCGTGAATGAGTTGACGGCATCCGACTTGTCATAGGCGTTGATTTCCGCTATCTTCATCTCTTTCAGTTCGTCAATCGTATATTCATGCTCGACCAGTATAGGATACCCGTCATCATTGGTAACAATAAGCTTTCCGGCAGATTGACCGTCTAATAATTCTTGCCAATACTTTTTCGTAATCTCTATTGCACCTTCTTGGGGTGTGTCGTAGAATCCGTTTTTCCAATACATTTTTTGTTCCATAATTATTCTTTATTAATTATTTCCAACTTCCTATTGCTATCCATCTGAATGACTGCGAAGAAGGGGATACACTTCCCACATTTGCATATCTTCTATAAACCGTAAAATATGAAGCATATATAGCTGCATAATTCACAGACCATATAGAATTATCCGTATTATCCGTAGAACTAGAAAAAGCTAGGGAAAAACAGGATTTGAAAGATACTGGGAAATTGATAGACTGATTATTTGAAGCACCAGCGCTAAAATATCCCCATTGTATCAGCAGACCGTTATTAAACTTAGCATAACCGTTCTGACCGAGTGATACAGTCATGGCATTCGATAAATCGGCTTTAGCGTATAATGACAAGTCTGATTTTAATGCCAATTTAGTTTCAGTTGGAATACCCGCCTCTATGGAATAATCATTCTGGACTGTAAGTGTCATACTACATATCGAAGAAGGATCATCCGGATTTATCCAAGACAATTCCATCCAAGAGCCAATTTGAATATCATTATCCAAAAAATACGGACTATAAATGGAAATAGGGATATTCAATCCTGAATTAGCCGTATACTCTCCGCCATAGTGTACATGCATTTTACTATACCCTCCATCGTAGTAAAGCTTCTTTATATTATTCGCATCTTCATTACTTAAAAGCAAAGATGGTCTATCAACAGTTAACAACTCTGGAGTATTTAAGATAATGAATTTACTTGTCGACGATCCATTTGTACTAATTCTCGATATTCCCATTTTTTCAAGAAGTATAGTCATATTAAACATTTGTCCGTCTTCGGAAATTTGTGTTTTCTCCGGACTGGAATTGCCGGATCGCACATAGCATTCTCCATTCACGTCAAAATATGAGAGAGAAAGTATATTATTTATAAATTGGATAATCCAATACGGAACACCTGAAGCATTCCCGCACGTGAAAGTATAAGTATCGTAAGGAACGGAATAAAGTTCTATAATTTTCTGCTGTTGGGTTCGGAACTGCTCATTATCAACTTTCTGGGAAACCCCTCCCGGCTTGAATCCTCCTTCTACTCTGAATTCAAAGTATTGCTGTATTCCATCAACCCAAAAATGATTGTCAAAGCTTGAATTATTATCTTTATTGGAATATTTGATCAAACAAGTTTCCTGCAAAAGCATAGGATCCGAACAAACAGAGAAAGGTTCGCTTACTATGCTAGTGCCGGAGTTATCCTCCCGAATCTTCAAAGTATACACAGAATCTTTCAGACCTGTTATACTCGCTGTAAATAGACGTGTAGTATCATTGACTCTATATTCATCCAATAATATATCATTATCCTCATTGGTAATATTATCACAGATAGCAGCTGATACTACATCACTATAATCATCCGAGAAGATTTGGATCAATATTTTATCTGTAGTGTAGAATTTTTGGATATAGTCTATATCCTGTTGGAATTCGTTCTTTAAAGGGTTAAAGAACAATGGGCAAATGTCTCCTGTTTTAATCATACGGTCTTTTCGTTCTTAATTGGGTCAGAGTGCCACATGACACTGTACCGCAAATATACTATTTTTTGTAAATAAATGCAACGGATTATCAACTTTTTATATCTCTCACAATCAGCGTGTAGGTACTCCCTTTTTCTTTGGCTATATTCAACGAAAGATTCTTAATATATCCCGTTATCGTCTCGCTTTGATTCGTGAACCTTACAAGTCCGGTCAGATCTGAAGGAACATCTATGTCGCTGGTCTTTATGCTGACCTCCCCGACTGTAAACAGACGTTCCGGGATTAACAGATCATCCGTTTCCCTTACTCCATCTATGGATACATCACTGTTTCCGTTAGAAGATGCAAATTTAAGCATGCCGGTACAGGCTCCAATGTATTCCTTATTAGCCTCCAACATGAAGCGTGGGGAGTAATTAAGGTTAAACATAGTGTCCGGGCTCAACAGACCGGAAAGCTGGTCTGCCGAATAAGGTCTGTATAAAAGTAACGGCTGATCCACCGGAACCGAATTGTCGCACTCCACAAAGAAAACATCATTATCACTATCGTTATCGGTAGTATCCTCTCCTCTCTTTTGAACCAAGAACTCTATTCCATAGGCGTCAGCACGGTACGGACTGATCAAGGATAGGGTATTGTCGGTCAGTTTCAAGCCGGTGCTGAATTCGTTGGTAAACCGGAACTCGTCACGTCCATTAACACTGTCGTAATCCTGCTTATCATATCCTACCTTTACCGAAGAATATATCAATGAATCATTGACAGCCAACTCGTAGTCATTGATTTCCATCCCTAATTCATTGACTACCGTATTTGCGAACAAATTATCACGATGGGTAAACGTCACCTCATTTCCACTTATGACTGGCACATATCCGAACTCCGCTTCCATCCAGTCACAGAACTTCTTATACGAAGTGTATATTTTTGCTTTTGGAAGTCCACGGGCGCTTTCAGCAGCCATGATGTATGTCCTTTCCAATTTCAAGTTTCTCGAACCATCGGGCATACCATAATTAAAATATCCTTTGTATTCATCACTGCCATCAGTCATGCTTTTAAGAAGACTGTTCAATACGGTTGTGGGAGATATAACGTCAATATTCAGAATATTTATTCTAGACTTAAAATTGATATTAATCGAAAATTTAGGAAAAACAATATCAGCTCTGTTTATTAACTCACTATTATCTCTAAATTTTACCATCGTTACAAAGCATACAGATTGCCCACCTTGCAAATCAATAGGTATTGTTTCATCTATATATTGATATCCTTTATTGCCTTCATAGGTTACTTCTTTTACAATTGTCCCGTCTGTACCTCTAATACCAAATGTTAAACGAATTACTTCAATCCATCCACTATAAACTGTTGCATACAAATCCGTTCTAAATTTCAAATCAATATGGATATCAGATAATGCGTTTAAAAATGGTTTTGCATTATTTAAAGTTGCCCCATCTTCCATCGGTGAGTCATCAAATAGTAATGGAGAATTAAGTGAGGGAAGTTCACTATTACTCATTTTATACAAAGGCATAGAAAAACTTACATTAGTACCCAATGTACGGATACTTATAAATTGAGTTCCATCCTCGAATGAACTTGCACCTAGTGTATATTTGCCTTCATATTGAAATTTAAGCCCGTCATAATTTAGCTTTCTAATCTGAATGTCAGATATAGGATATTCATACTGAATACTCTTTTTAGCTTTGATAATAGCGGCTAGCGTATTATCAATAGCATTAATAGAAACGACGTAACCATCTTCTGAATAAGTAGAAAAATCAAGTGCGCACCGGAATACTTCGTCATACTCCCAATTATTATTTCTCAAGGAGAATATAACAGAAGCAGAAGCCTCCATATACCTGGACCGATATTCCTTTTTCAGAAGTATAAAAGCATTATTCACAAATTCAAAACTCGTAGAATATGACCGTACCACTCCATCATAGTTAGACCTCTTTTGGGATAATTCAAAATCATCCCAATTTTTCAAATCATCGGTTACATCGTACCTTTTTTCTCTAATCAAAAGCTCACATTTAAACATGGCTATTTTTTCTTATGAATATTCATTGATTTTATATCCTCACACATACGTTTTACCATGAAGGCATATTCCTTTGCGCTAATTTCATTCTTCCGGATTTGCATTCCATAATGAGCCATCACAGCGACACGTTCACGGACAAAGTAGTTTTTATCCATTTTAGAGGCACTTTCGGGCTTTTCCTTGGCATTTATCCGCTCAAGCATGTATTTACTCATAGAAAGGATGGAAGCCGCTTTCTTGCGTATCTTATCGTGTTCGGAAGGGAAATAAGAAAATCCGAATTCTGAAAGAATATGCGCTGCGTCCGCCCAATCATTGTTTTTAATCATAACCTCAACGCCCTTCATACACTCTATTTTTATGTGAAGGTTGATGATATTGTTTCTTTTTGACATCTCCGACAGGAAGGAAGCGCCTCCGATTATTTCCACATATTCTGTGACGAGTTTTTCCGATTGTTCGGACAGTTCTTCATCGGAATGTCTGCCCTTAATTATTAGTTTGCTCTTATCTCCTGTGAATACATCTATGAATGTATCTAGGGGGATTTTGTCTAAGTCGGTGTATAGCATGTTATACGATGATTTAATTTAAACTCAAATTCTGCTTGATAAACGGTTGTATTGGGAAGCCTTAGCCATCTTGCGGAATGTCCTGTTTAATTTAGCTATCCCTTCATTGGTCGCTTCCGTATTCCTTTCGAGCCTACGATAATCGTTATTAACGTTAACAATCACCGGATCACCGTCATTACTTCTCCTTTGCCTATCCAGCATCAAAGCGTCAGAGTGCAAAGACATCTTGCGGTAATCCACCAAATTAGGGATAACCCTTGCCCTCTTTGGAATATCTACCAATGTAGGAACAGCCGGAGTGATATAGGCACCATTATCCGTTTCAATCACTTCCTGTCTACCTCCATCACCGACAATAGCCAATCCTCCGGGATGGTTGTCGGTTCCCTTTGCATACTTGGGGATTGGCTGGGCGGCAATTATAGCTACTTGAGCGGCTCCCATAGCGCCGATTACAGCTGCAAGAACAGCACCGGCAATAGGTCCGGCCTGCGCTAAAGCCATCATTATTGCCTGAGATGTGGCAATAGTGGTTTGTACAATGGAGTTTGCTTTCTGCCATTTAGCCTGCCTTTGCTCCAATTCGGCTTTTTGCTTTTCCAATTCCTTGTTTTTATCTGCTGTTGCTTTATCAGCAGCACGTTTTCGAGCTTCTCCTTCTTCTTTAGTTATAACCCCACTTTCTACCAAATCCTCAATGCGCTCTTTTTCTTCTTCACCGGCTTCCTCGTTCTTTTCCTGTTGTTCTTCTATCTTCTCTATTTGTTGGTCATACATTCCAACCATGATAGAAGTTAGCCCCTCCGATATTGCACTGATACTACCTAATAAATCTTCAATTCCTAGTTTACCATCACGGACAACTTTTGTAATTAGACTCATTAACCCGCTAAATAACGTGCCTAATCCATCTACTGCATTATTGCTGACATTTTCCAAATGCTGTAATGAAGCCTCCAACTCTGCCCAATACTTCTTCTCATCTTCCGTTTCCTTATCCCTATTTTTTTCCTTAGCTTCACGCACCTTGTTGGATAAATTTATTTCTGCTTTCGCCAGAGCTTCTTTTATTTTAAACTTTTCCTCATCGGATAGACCGGAAATATCTATTTGCTCTTTGAGAAGATCGATCGCTCTTTGAGCCTCTAGAAGAGCGTATTTTTGAGTTATTTCAGCTTTGTTTTTTTCGTATTGTTCTTTAGAAATGATTCCCTGCCTGTATCGCTCTAATTCGTCATTAATCTCTTTTTGCATATTTTGAGAAGCCACAATAGCTAATGTTGCATATTCTCGTTGCTTCTCTTCCAATTGATTCTTAACAGAATCCTTTACCCTTTTCCTTTCTTCTTCGTCTATTTTATCCAAGTATTTTTTGTCAATAGCCGACAACTCGTTTTGAAGTATTTCTTCATAATTAGCCCTTAGCTTATTCTCTTCTTCTGAATTGCCTTTGATAGATGCTATATTTTCCTCATACTTCTTTTGCGCCAACGCTCTTTCTTTTTCATACTCGTCATCTATAAGGGAAATACGGGTATCGGAAAGGCGTTTAGCAATGTCTTCTTGGTATTTGGCTTGTTCGTCAGCCGATTTTTTACCTTTATCTGTAGGCGAAGCTAATAAATTATTAATATTGATGCTCTCAGCTAATCCTTCATTTGCTCTTTTAAAATCATTTGCTGTTTTTTTATAACTGTTCATTCTTTCTTCCGCTTCTTCAAGTCTAGTTCTTAAACCAACAAGCGCAAGCGCATTTTCATCATAAGCCCCTCCCCCTCTTTGTACAACTATTTTGGGACCTTCTGCCTCTAATTTATCTATTTCTTTTTGTATTTGGTAACGATCAACGAGAGCAGATCTCATTTTGTTTTCATATTCAAGAGCCTTTTTGCTATTTTCTACCATTGTTTCTTCAACGGCTCTTGCTTGGGCATTTTCTATTAATGCAGATGTTAATGCTTTGTAACTATCTGATGCTTTCCCAGCTAAAATATCCTCATCTTTGATATTTCCTAGATAATTAGGATATCGTTTTTGGAGTTCATCAACTGCAGCTTTTCTCTCCTTCATAGACCGTGTGGAGTCTTGAGTAGCATCATACAATAATTTCAATTCTGTCCGTTCTTTTACAGTGTCAGACACGCCTTTCCGCATAGCTTCATGGAATTGATTAGTGGCATTTACGGTTTCTAATACGGCTTTTTCCCCTTTAAATAAGCTAGATACCCAATTCATTATATCTTTTCCATATACAGAAAGCAAAGTAATACCTACTACCAAAGCTGTTTGCCAATTGAAAATAGATTTGGTTAATTGCTTCCATACAGGAATACCCTTTTCTCCGGCTTCCTGCATTGCCTGATACTCTATTCTTGCCTTCTTCAATTCATCGGCAAGCATTGGCAAGTTGTTGGATATTGCAAGGAAGAAAGTATTCCATCCGACAGCCAAAGATGGCAATTCACGTGCTACTTGCTGAACCGACATATTTAATCCATTCCAATGGGAAGTATAATTACCTACATTTCTTTGGTAGTTACCCATTTGAGCATCCATAGACTTTAACTCATTTTTTAAAGTCTGTATTTGCTGTAAAGTATTTTGCCCTTCAGCTCCCAAAAATGAATCTTTAGGCATATTCTTAAGCCTTTTTTCAAGAGCTAATACCGCAGCATTCATCTCATTATAACTGCTAGCTGTTGAAATGATAACTGCTGAATGATTCCGGATTAAATTGGAATATTGCTTGTTTTGCTCCGACAGCTCTGTTTGTCTTTGTTTTAACAGGGCTGATTTATTGAGATATTCAGTAATTCCAATAGCCCCATTCTTATACTCCTTATCCAAAGACTTTAATTCATCGCCAAGCTCTTTTATTCGAATTTTATTCTGAATCGTATCTGCCGTCAGCTTAGTTACATGGCTATCATAGGTTAATATGTTATCAACTATTTCTGTGTATTTTGCTTCTGTAGTTGAAATAGCCTGATTCAGTTGATTTGCCGATTGCGTATAAGACTGATTGGCTTGTGCGGCTGAATTTTGTGCACTGGAGGTACTTTGAAATTTAGAAGAAAGCACATCTAAAGAACCAGAAAGCTTATTTATGGTTTTTGTCAGATCATCAAATTGCTTAGGCAATGTATTTAACGTCAGCAATTTTGTTACCTTCTTGCCATAGTCTTCCAGCAGTTTATTCTGTCTCTCCTGAATAGACGCCAATTTGTTTTGGGTAGTAATCAGGTTGTTTAACGCATTATTATACGCATTGGATTTATCGGAAAGTTCTTGATAATTTTTAGGACTGGTCTTCATCCCACTTGCCAATAGCTCTATAAATTGCTTATAGGTGGCATAGTTTTCATTGAATTCTGTTTTTAGTTTCTTTAGATCGTCGAAAACGCCCTGATCGACTACATCTGTAATTTTTAATTCATTAGCCATATAACGTGCGAATTAAGTACCATGCCACTTGACACAGTTTCCGCACAAATATAAAAAGAATTGGTGAATTTTACAAGCTATTTAGAATGAATAAATATAAGATGAAAAGATAAAAGAAAAGCGGAGGTTACTCCGCTTTATTTATGTGTTAAGAATGTATATATTTCTAAAGAAGGATTCTATGTCTGCCGTTTTAACATTTCCGCTTTGTAAAGATGTTTTTCTTAAAAGTAAATAGGCACTATTTTTTTCGTCAGTACGATGTTCAAAAGTTTCTGTACCAAAATAGGTGTTGACCATTGTACGGTAAAAGCGAAAACGTTTGGTGCAACTTTTATCTTCTCCAATGTTATTAGCACCTATAAATGCAAAAGATGAATTATTATCACTTTCAAAGTAATGTCGCATTATATATATACAGCTCATAACTATCCTTCTTGGCTCAAAATCATTTGTTTGAAAACTGTATCTATTATTCAAATGAGCTTGTGATTTAAGATAGAATTTAATAGCGTACACATTATTCTCATATACTTCTACATCTACAAGATATATCTTTCCACTTTTCATTGATTTAAAGCGCCATAAATCAATCCTAATCATACCTTCAGATGTGGAAGGTTTACACATAATAAATTCAGAACCGTAAAAAGGTGGAAGAATTTTCATTACGGTATAAGATAATCATATACAGGTATTCTGTATGCCTTATGTTCCTTGATAGTAACCCTTTTGAATACTACCTTATTCGGGGCTTTATTTATAGCCTTTTTAGGAAACGTTTTTGTATTGGAATTATTAGATTTCATGATGTGGTATTATGGTTTGTTTATATTTTATTTATTATAAAATTACTCTTCTATTATTAATAGATACAAAACAGCATGAGGTACTAACTACATTACCTTCTCCGACAATAGTTCTCAAGGGAACCTCTTTTTCATTATCTAATGGTTCCCAACCAAGCCTCTCGCCTTTAGTTTTTAATATGCGAGTTCTCTTTTTTTTCAGAGTCTTTTTACATACTCCTCTTTTAAGTTCACTTCCCATTAGTTTCTTGGTTTAATTTATGTTTTACGGATTACTCTCTATAGATTATATTTCAAATAACAAAAGAATATACAGGGATTCTTCTCTTCTCAAGTTCTTGTTTGGAAACGTCAGTCAATACAAACTTAATGTTAGATTTGTTTTTTCTAACATCAGTAGAAGAGTCTCTTTTTAGAAAACTAGTCTTTTTCGATTTTAACTTTATATTTCCCATTTCAAATGAATTAGAATAAACTCTCTATAAGTAGCACCTATAGTATCACTAACAGAATTAGTTATATCTTTGTTCGTAACGTATTATAGTTACATTACTTTGATGCGCTACTTTGATAGTGCAAATATAAATAATACAAATTAAGATTGATTGATTGATTGAATAATTAACTATGTCTGTTATTGGTTTTTAACGGTTTTAACTCTTTAGAAAGAAAAACGCCCATCTTTGGATGGGCGGTAATTTGAATTTAAAAGCTCTGAATTTATAAAGTCGCAGATTGTAACTCTGCTCCGATATTCTTTATGGTATCGAGAATCTTCTTTGTTGTCGATTCTCCAGCAAATGCCAATCCGTTTTTGTACTGGCGCATCTTTGATTCGTTTATTCCTGCCTTTTTAGCAAACTGGCTCACATTAATCCAATCAAAGTAATTAAAGAAAGATTGAAGATCGTATTTAAAAGTTACATCTATATGCCCCACTTCATCAGGAAGAACATTACCTTCTTCTGCAATCATTTCCTTTGCCTCTTTAATACTTTCCATGAAATCAGCTTTTGCCTCTTCCACACTTGAACCATATCCGCCCAATCCGTGATTAAGCAGCATATCATCCGAATAGATGGAATATAAACCATCTGTTCCCTTTTCAATAATAGCAAGTATTTTCATAACTCTTTGTTTTTGATTTGAAATTTAAAAGCCATTGAAAATATGTTTTCTCAATTTAGTAAGAAAGTAGCAGGGATTAAATCCCCGCCATCTTCTTAATGCTCTTTAATGTGCCGTCTCTCATTTCTTGACTTTCATGTCTTGGTACTGGAAAAGTCTGTTTGGTTATCGGACTATACCATATATCATGATTAGCACCATGACGATGAATAAAACAGCCGGCCTTTGTTAGCATCCTTACTAACTCTGATACTTTCATAATTTCAATGAGCTTTTAAATTCAATACAAAGGTAACGTTTTTGTTACTATCCACCAAATAAAACAGTAACATTTTTGTTACTAAATTAATTATTTAACATTTTTAGCTGGAAATGGGGTAAACTAGAAGGAAAAGAGAAGGGATTAGATACAAAAACCGCCCCTCTTGCGAAGGGCGGGAAGAAGTTAGGAAACAGATGAATAATATCTTTCTATTAGTATTTTACAGCCACCCCTGTAACTTCATATACAGTACGCGATGAACTGTTTACTTTATCTTTTCTAATAAGATCAAACTTTATGATTCCATTAGCTCCAATCTTTTTTGCTTCTTCAACTGATAGCGATATCATTCTTTCCAAAGTTGGAACATAATATACTGAAGTCCATTTACCTCCCTCCTCACGCACATGGTCTTTATGTTCCTTTTTTACATTTGTTCCTACATAAAACTCTAGTTTTATCAAACCGATAGGTTCAAAGTCCTTATTCGATATGTCTGTAGGGTTTATCGTAAAATTGGGGTCTTTTATGTATTCTCTAAAATCTATAGACCATCTTTTCTCGGAATAATTAACTGTAGTACAAGATGCAGCTGTGAATAACACTGCTAATAAAAATAAAATCTTTTTCATGACTGTGTGGTTTATGTTATACAATATGGCAAAATAACTGACAACTGTTCATAAATGCAAATAAATAAGCATATATCTTTACCTAGAAAGCAAAAAAGTTGTTTTTTCTTGCATTTTTCAAAAATAGTTTGTATGTTTGCGGTGTCAACAAATTCATAAGAGCGGCAAACTCTTATGGCTCTACCATATAGAGTTATTTTTTTGCCAAGACATATTATAGTAGTATCGTTTTAAAGATATTGCGCCTACCGAGTGGAGATACGGAAACGCCTCCGACATTAATCTTATGGATTTGTTGACAGCTCGTAGTAGGCGCTTTTTTATTTGTTATGTCAACAAATCCTATTCAAGTCCTAAAACAAACCGAATTGCTTGGACACCAATTCACCGTTTATGGAACGGCAGAAAATCCATTGTTCTTAGCCAAAGAAGTAGGAGAAGTATTAGAATACTCCGAAAGCAATTCAAGCAAGTTAACTAATCTCGTAGATGATGATGAAAAGGTTCGTAATATTGTTACGACCCCCGGTGGAAATCAGGAAGTTTGGATGCTTACCGAGGACGGATTATATGAAGTCCTCATGCAATCCCGTAAACCAATTGCCAAGCAATTCAAGAAGGGAGTAAAACAAATTCTTCACGAAGTCAGAACCACCGGCGGATACATCTCCACCAAACAGGACGATACTCCCGAAGAAATCATGGCACGTGCTCTCACCATCGCACAAGCCACCCTTGCAAAGCGTGAAGAACGGCTAAAGCAACTCGAAGCCGAAACGGAACAACAGCAAGCCACTATCGAGTTGCAAGAAAAGGAAATCAAGCAGGCAGCCCCGAAAGTCAACTACTACGACACCCACCTGCAATCGGTCAACACGCTTACTTCCACACAGGTAGCTAAACAAATCGGAATGGTTGCGGAGAAACTACACAAGAAACTGAATGAAGCCGGAATAATATTTTATCAATCTGGGCAATGGCTTCTGTACTCCCCTTATTCTGCATGGAAGCTACACGACACCCGCACCAATACCTTCACCCGTTCGGACGGTTCCACAGGGACAAACTCGTACACCGTTTGGACGGAGAAAGGAAGAAGGTTTATTATAGCTTTGTATGAGAATGGATGGAATGTAAAGAAAGCCATCAAGCAGATAAAAGGTGAGCTGAATACAGCAGCATAACCCTCCCCCCTCCTAATTCATTTACAGCAGTCCGTTTCAATGCCGGACAGCCACAACTATATCGAAAATTTGAAAGAAAATGAAGAAATTATTTGTAAATACAGAAAGTGTTGCTACCTTTGCAACATCCTTCAATTCACAAGGCAAGCGGAAGCCTGCCATTTGCGTAGGCATTTTTTATGCCTTAACATATTCTTTTTTAGTTAGAATATTAAATGATATTCGGCTGCTACCCCCGTGTGGAGCATTAATGTGCCCACTGCCTTGTGAGGTGAAGGATAACGGGAAAGGGCAGCCGTTTTTTCTTGCCTATAATGCCAAAATAATCCGATTTCACATGGCAGAATTAGTAATTCAAAACAGTAATGGCAACGATGTTACTACTTCATTAATCGTTGCAGAAGTGTTCGGAAAAGAACATAGTAAGGTAATGAGAGATATTGAAAACCTCTCATGTTCAGATGATTTTAGGGTGCGCAATTTTGCGCATACCCCCTACACCCACCCACAAAATGGTCAAGTTTACCACTACTACGAAATGACAAAGGACGGTTTTTCTTTCCTCGTCATGGGTTACACAGGCACAAAAGCCGGAGAGTTCAAAGAAAGGTTCATTAACGAGTTCAATAGACGTGAAGCGTTACTCAAAAATGACGATTATATCCTCATGCGCTCCCAACAGATTCTTCAAAAGCGTTTGGAAGCATCCGAAGAGAAGATTAAAAAGCTGGAAGTGGAGAAACAGGCAATCATCGAAGAAACGAAGCCTGCGGTAGTGTTTACCGAGTGCGTGAAGAATTCCCCGACTAATATCCTTGTTCGTGACCTTGCCAAGCTAATCACGCAGAACGGATTCAAAATCGGAGAGTGCCGCCTGTATGATTGGTTGGTAGAGAAGAAGTATCTTATCCGCCATAAGCGGTGGAGCAAATCAAAGGGAAAGTATGACAACGATTACACCCCTACGCAAAAGGCGGCGAAGATGTTCCTTTTCTTCGTAACTGAAAATGCGGTAATGCAGGGAGGTAACCTTGCATTTATCAAGCACACCTGTTACGTAACAGGCAAGGGGCAGGTTTACTTCTTGAACAAGTTTAAAGAGCTTTCTAAAGCCGCATAACCACACCGCCATGTTAGAGTTATTAATAGTGCTGGGCACTCTGTACGTAAGTTATAGGGTGTTCCGTAAGGGGAGCGAACGCTTCTTTTACAACGACTAAAAATACAGCTTATATGCTGTAAATCATCAAAATAAAACGAATCACACGAATCACACTAATAAAAATATATCACTATGGAATTTTCAGAAATTAGAGAAAAGTTTGAAGGTCTGAATGCAGACCAAGTTTGCGAACTGGCAAAGTTCGGTAAAGAGATTTTAGACCATGCCGGAATGTTCGGCTTATCATCTGGGTTGCTGAACTTGATTAAGGATATTCTCAACGCAGATGATTATGTGTATGATGACAATAAGTGTACAATCGAGACACTTATACATATTATCGGCCTTGTTAATGATTTGACTGAAAAATGTCTGCATGAACGCAAAACCCCGTTTGGGCTTACAGGGCTAAAAGATGATAATGAATACTTAGGATTAAAAGAAGAAACCAAAATAGAAGCATTATAATAGATTTTGTCAGGGGGCTTCGGTCCGACACATTAGTTGACGCCAATCAACAGGAAAGGGTAGCTTTTAAAGCTGCCCTTTCTTTATGATTTACATTGCCAACAGATTGATGATGCCCTGTCTACCAATTCCGGTAATCTTTCTATGGTAGATAATATGTCCGTTATCAGCAACCTCTTGCTTTATATCAAACCAACCAAGCGTAGAGTATTTAGTGTATGGTACCCATGTCTGATTAACTTTGTATTGTACGCCAAGTTCTTTTAAACGGTTATTGAGTTCAATTGCCGATTTAAGCCCTAATTCTTTAGCAACTTCCGTACATGTATAGGTTTTATTGACATGAGTTAGTACTGCTACTTGTTTCTCTGCTTCAATACGTGCCGACCGTTCTTCTTTTAGCTTAGTGAGAAGCTCGATTCCGAAATCCGGGTTATTCAATATCTGGTCAATAACATTGTCGGTAGCGTATATGCCATGCTTGCGGATAGAAGGTAATACTTCGTGTATAATCCATCTTTTATAAGGTCTAACCTTATTGCTACTGCTTAGTAAAAGCGTATCATACAGCCCTGATTCATTCACAAATGTAGCCATTGAGTTACCCACAATCTCCATATCCGGGTTTAGGTCGTGTAAATCAATCATTTGCACATCTTCCTTTTCTAATCTTGATTTAATTGATGAAGGATTTGTCAATTCAACCACCTTACATATATCTGCCAAGCAGAATAATGGTTCTTCACTTGTTCCGGCTACACGAACTTCACCGAAAGCTTCATTTTTGAAAATCTGAATATCATTCATACAATTTTCGTAGTGTGTCCTTTCACACACAGGAATATAAAAAAAACAGCACCGAACGCTTGAGGATCTTTCGGCACTGTTTATATATTCCCAACTCTATGGAAATACTTAATATCTTATATGCGCTTCCCCAAGCTGTATCGCACTACAAATATAGCAAGTTTTTATTATTTGGCAAACAATTATTTTATTTCTCTTTCGACGGTATTTTATTGTTCTATTTTTCCTATGTTTTTTGTATAATCCCCGTGATTTTTCTAACCGCACACCCTGAATATTATCCTATTCTTCGTATTACGGATATATATATTCGACGAAAACACCTTTGTAATCTTCTCCCTCTTTTGCATACCAAATACTGCCATCCTCTTTTTTGAATAGGACATACACCGATTTCTCCATTTTAGCCGCCTTCTTTGCGATTTCCCGCATTCTCTCTATATAAGCAAGCCGTTTATTACCTTGACACCAGCAACTCATAATACGCCAAATTTTGAAAAGTAATTCTTAAGCGCCGGGTTAAGCACATATTCGAGGAAGTATTCGCGGGACTTCACTCCTACTCCCAATATGGCACTTCCATACTTCCTTTCTATATCCGGTCCTATGTCGCTTCCTCTTGTTTCTATCTTCAACCCCTTTGAGGACGAAGAGACACGTATAGAATCATAAAATTCCCCTGTTATAATGAGGTTGGGAGTATAAATATCCCTAGCCGGATACCCCTGGAAAGAGGGAGTAGGTTTTGTTATTCTCTTCTTCATCTTAGCGTACCCCTTCGCATTGTTCTTCCACTTTCCGGCTTCATCAGTAGCAAACCAAGGATCGTTCAAATAAGTAGGTCGCAATGGTTTATCATTCCCATTTACACCTGAATACAACTGCTCTGTCACAAATTCCCTAACAAGAGATTTGTTCGAATCCATAGTGTGTTGAACCTCTCCTTCAAACCCATTAACAAAAGCTGTCACATTATCCAATACTTCTTTTATTGTAGCCATACGCAAATTATAAGAGAAAAGGGAAGGCAAATGCCCTCCCCTCTTGAAAACAAACCACTTAAATAATACCCTCTGAAGGAGTTCTGATACCGACAATCTTGTCGTAGATGTCAGAGAGGATATTTTCTTTTTCAGAATCCGTACGGTCAGAAAAAAAGACCTTGTGTTTCGCAATGAACTCCTTTTTCTTCATCTTCCGTACCTCTTCATCTACAAAATTGATTCCCTCGACTTTCATGATACCCACTGTTCAATACCAACCACACCGTTTTCCTGCAAAACTTTAGGGGACTTCAAGGAAGGAGTGCCGGTTGCCGTGATAACCAAATTTCCATTCTCAAATTTAACAGCGGACACCTCTCCATCAAAGCAAGCAGATGCACCTTCCGCCAATGCCGCACCGAAGAAAGAGGTAACATCAAGACCACCAAAATGCTCTCTTAGTTTATAATTGTTTTCTCCTGTGTCGAGTTTTACGAGTTCAACATACACAAGTCCTTTCAAGGCTTCCACAACATCGAACTTGTATACACGATAATCTGCGTTCTTCACGTATTTTTCGTAATCCTTGAACATCGTCCCAATAGTAAGGTTAGCCTCCGTACCGGATGAATCCCAGTCTTGTCCGCCCGGATAAACACCGGAAAGAGGAATACCAGCAAGAATATCGGTGCCGTCATTCATTCCGTACACGACATTGTTTTCATCTACGAAGTACGCATCAAAAGCAACACCTTTGGCTGCCATGATATTCGCTTTCAGACTGGCATCATATTCATCCACTGTCCAAACATCATCCTTTGCGGAATACGATGTAATCTTGTTAGGACCATATCCGACTGCTGCCTTGTTGGCTTCCCCACCGGAAGGTGCATATTCAATAATTGTCTTGATCGGGAAGATACGATTCGGACGGTCATCATGACAAGCCGCCTCAAGCAATTCCGCTGTAGCATTTGCGGGAAGCTTATAACCATGCATCGTAAGAATAATAGCCTTTACTTTTCCCGGATCAAGCAAACATTTTGAAGTACCGGTATTAAATTGAGCCATACCGGCACATTCTCTAAATTCTGTTGCCATAGCACTTAATATTTTTAATTTTAATATTCAAATTCTTTATCTCGATAGCGTCGATGAAATCTCTAAATGGTTTACCGTCAGCTTCCACTCCCTTTCTTCCATATCGGTAGTTTTCTGTATATAAATGAGGAATTACACCGTTATACTCATTAACAATGTCCGGAGATGAAAGTATGCTTTTTATGAAAGCATCATAAACAGGTCGTAGAACATTGATGAACGACACCCTTTCCCTTTCTTCATTAAGATACTCCTTCCGAGTATCTACCATGATAATAAATTCAAGACTGGCGTTTGGGATCTTAGATGTACGATCCTCGATATACGGAGAATACAGGCATATAATAGGAAACTTTAGTTTGCTTCTCTCTTGCGACTGACTCCATTCAGTTAACTGCCCGGCAATATATTCCCAATCTCCAAACATATAGGAAACATTACTGCCATATATTTTCGCAGTATTATCTACAATATCTCTGAATATGTCGTTTATTGATTTCATATTCCCAGTCCATTTATGAGTTCAAGCATAGTTGTGTTAAAAACAAAGCCGTCATATCCCTTATCTGATTCCAGGAAATCATACAAATCTTCATTCATCTGCACCATATTATTCCAAGCAGAAATCAAAAGAGGATTTGGATCCGCCTTTTTATCATCAGAGGCATATACAGTCCCTACCGGAGTTTGTACTACCCCACACCGCCTAACATAGTGAAAATACACATAATTAGCAATTGGGCTATATTCTTTACGAGAAAGCTTTTCTTTCAACTTTTCCCATTTATCGACATCATTTTTGCCTGATAGAAGATATTCAATGAATTCACGGCTCATACTTTTCCCCAAGACCATTCGGAGGAACTTTCGCTCATATAAATCGATATACGATTGGAGATTATCCCGCTCTGCTTTTCTTGTGATTGAATCATCGTCTATATCCCAGATTATACCGAGACTTAGCAATCCTGTAAAATATGAGCCGTCAATAATCATTGTTTATTCTCCTTTCTTCTTATCTTTTTTCAAAAGGTCAGAGCATCCAGCCTTATCGGCCGCAGAAGTTATTTCAGAAGTTTCTGAAACTACACCCATCTTTACCCATTTCATCGCAATCGGAAGGGAGACATGGGTTTCATCCCCCGACTTAAATGCACTGAAATCCTTTTGGAATGTAACTTTGTACACTTCCGACAAGTCCATATTATAAGAGTTGTCGCTTTTTTCTTTATTAATACTGCTTCTTTTCATATTTTACATTTTAACACGTTAAGCACTTTTGGTTATCGCAGTAATCACATTTTTGAATGTGTCAGACACGAATGCTGTCTTATATTGAGACTTGATATAAGCAAGCATTCTCTTTTCACCCAAGATAGTCACCAAGTTTTTGGTGAAATCATCATTCTCCCAACCAATGTTCATGGAAAGGGCAACATAATCACGGATAAATAGATAACGAAAGTCTCCCATCTGGAAAGATCCTAGCTTTACGTTCGGATCTTGGATAACCCGAAGTCCCGTAATCAATTCATCCCCAATTTTAAATGGGCGGATATAATCACCATTGTCGTTCTTTGTGAGCTGCATATTAGCATAATCCACCGGATTCATACGAATGGCATTCGGAGAATAAGCCATATTGCTTACACTTACAATTTGAGTATAAGCGGCCACAATCGCATCATACATATTAGGGGACTTGGACACTTCGATTCCCGTTAGAGAGAATGCCGGAATTAAATCACCAACTCCTTTTATCTGGCCACCAGAACCTGTTCCATTGAATATTCCATCTTCTTCTTTCAAGCCAATCTTATTGATAATCTCGGCTTCAATTTCTCTTTCCAATTGCGGAATATCTTGTAAGACTTCGGTTGTAACCTTGGCTGTCAAAGCTACCTTTCCGGCAGAAACGGTAACAGTCTCCACAGATGCTGTCATTGAAGGTTTTAAACCTCCTTCGGGAACCCATGCGGCATCACCGGTAACATCTTTCAATTCAGCATATACTACAGACGGAGTAGAAATACTTGCTACATTAGCCACGTCACGGATAGAAGCACGTTTACGAGGGGCTACACTGATTTGATCGTCAATTGTAATTCCACCGGCAACAGGACTTCCTCCTGTAGTCATTACAGGATCAGATGATTTCACTACGACATCAAATTTAACTCCGCCCTTTTTCTTTAGAGTTTCAACATCAATCGTTTTGACTCCGTTAATCTCGGTTACAAAACCTTTGCAGGCATCAGCAATTTGTTCTCCAAGAGACTTAAATCTAATATCGCCTCCCTTTGTTTTCTCGGTCGCAGCTTTAATCCGAACGATTGTTTCTTCAAATGATTTCAAGCGTTCGTTGATAGATTTGCTGTCGGCAAATCCTTTTACCTCTGTTTTCAGTTCATCGATGGCCTTAGTTGCATTATCAATTGACTCCTTCATGGATTTAGAGTCAATCTCATCTTTCATAAACTGGTCGAAAAGAGCTTCCATATAACCGTCAAGCCCTTTGGCGAACACATCGAAAACCTTTGATTCGTCCTCAGACAATCCCTTGGTGTCAAGGAAGTCCTTAAACTCCACCTTCTTTGTTTCTTTTCCCATACTACTTTAATTTTAATTTTTCAAACATTGATTTGACCTTATTGCCGTGCATGTCGGCTTCCTCTCCTTCAGGTGTAGGCTCTTTCCGAATCTCCGGCCTGAATGACGCAAGTGACATTGCTTTTGATATAATTCTTTGTATCTTTTGCTGTTTGGATGCAGGCATTCCTGAACACACTTCTGATATTTCGGTATTTAGTTCTTCATAAGCTTTTTCGACATCCTCTATGGATTTTAGCCCCAAATATTCTGTTTCTCCATTGCAACCGATAGAGACTACCGATATTTCATAAAGCTTTACCTCTTTCACTATGAAAGCGTCTTTTTCCGCATCGTATTCGCAATTCTCCCACACATACTGATATCCGATTGAGAATTGGTTTAAAGTTCCGGATTCGAGCTGTTTTATTGCCTGTTCTCCCCTCGGGACTTCATCTATTTTTGCTTCGAAATAAAGTCCTTTTTCATCTTCATTTAATACTGCAATCCGGCCTATAGGCTCATTCATATTATGCATCCAAAGCATAATTATCTTATCGTTAGCCGGGCTTTCCGGCCCTCTGTCCTGGATGCTCTTGGAAAAACATCCTTTTATCAGAATATCACCCGCTTTGTCTTTGTTCCCAAAAATGGCGGCATATCCACTAATGGTACGGCTTTCATTGTCGTAGTTTACTTCTTTTGCATAAATAGAGAATGTCTTATACTGCATCCCCATTCTTCCGCTATATTTATTAGTTTTGTCCATTTTCAATAGAGTTATTAGTTTTTAATTCACCTTTTGGATTATCAGGATCGATATCTATAAACTTTGCCAGCTCATTCCTGGATTCATCAAGAGTTATCTGACCTTTTTCAACTAATTGAATTAAAGAAGAAGCCATTTTCTGAAAAGCGGAAGAAGATGCGGACTTGTCTTTCTGAAGGCAATCAATATGAGTATAATCCAACTTTATAAAAACACCTTTGGGACAAATTGCGTCTGTCAAAGCCTCTGACACTTTTTCTGAATCAGGAATAATAAGACCTTGGTAAGCGGACTTTTCCGCTATGCTTTTGTTGTCATATTTAGATTCATCAAATAAACTATAATCAATACCTATCGCATTGCATATCTTTCTGCTACACCGCTTATCCTCTTCGTGAAGTTTAAGCTGGGACGCATCATAATTTAAGGGAATCCATCCAAGTTTTATCTTTGACGTCAGGATAGGAAATTTATTGAGAATACCATATTTTTCTTTTAGTTTAGATTCCAATATTTCTTTTTCCTCTGGTGTCATAGCCTGATTACCCATCTTATCGGTATAATCAGAATAAATAATACCTTTGGGACCACCATTTACAATTAACTGATAACTGGCTGCCATTGCTGCAATCCAGTTATTAATTGGCATAGAAAGGGAGTCTGTAACCGAAGAGAATTTTATATCCTGATTAGAGCCATTAACATTTGCAGAACTATCGTAAATTACAAAATAATCTTCATCGGATAATTCTTCTTGCAAACCATTCCATTCAAGATAAACTCTAGAAACAATATCTTCTATATCATACTGGCGAAATAGTTTCCCGGAAGAAACCATGTGAAATATCTGTGCAGGTATGACATACATTGCGAGTGGAAGTGATTTTTTTATTGCTCTTACAGTGAAAATGGGACAATATCCGAAAAGCTTAAGAGACATCTCAATCTCTTTAAAGAATCCAGCTCTTGTTTGAAGTGGGTTAGGACGCGACAGCAATTCTCTAATATCATTATATCCCTCTTTCTCATTCCCATCCTTGTCTGTGACATATATTCTCCCATTCGCAAAAAGAGAACCTATTTTATTTATAACAGTAGAGAATGGGGTGCATACAAGAAGAGAATCTGCTTTATCCTTATCCAGGGTTAGATTATAATCATTTTTGATGTTACCAGATGGCGAGAAGAAATTGGTAAGATACAAGAAATTCCCATTAGAATCCTTTTCAATAGCTTTTACTGTCTCTCTCATTGAGGGAACAGATATATTAATTTTTTTTTGAAACCAATTTCCTAATTTAAACATAAAAAGAATGATTATCTGATTTGAGATAACCATTCCCTACGAAATGAAGAGGTCTTTACGGACAAAAATACTAACGAAAAATCCGATAGTATAAAAATTATAGGTTCCGTGCATCTTCACACGAAGGGATTGTTATCCTCACCGCAAATATAGAAATAATTTCTATTTAGTCCAAATAAAAATAGATAATTATTATTCGTAATTATATCACTTTTGAAGATTTTGCACGAGCGCACACGCAAGATAATACATACATGCCTTCAAAGCTGTTAATACCATCATAATCAGACATGTTAGCGATTAATGCAGAAAATGAATCATCGGATTCCGGGAAGTAGATTGTTTTAATAATCGATTTATACGATTCAATCATAGTTTTCTTATCTGTTGATTCTTCTCTTACCCACAAATCATGATCTATAAGCTTCCTATAATCGTCTGCGTAATGTTTCATCTCTACGGGAATCTCCATTTGTACATTCCCGTCTGTTTTATTAATAAGTTGGTCAACAGATATTAGCGAATCGGAGAACAAGCAGTCAATCATGAACATCTTTCCGCCAGCAACGCAATAAGAAACCATTATAAACAATCCGTTTATATTGGGGTGTATTTCAACAAAAATTTGATTATTTACCCCTATTTCCTCTTTCTTGTAGTATAGAACATCTACCTCACCTCTCATCTCCACAGTTCCCGTAAGAGCGTCGCATGCGTCATCGTGAGCGTTTTTCCCCCTTTTCCTGTATGTTTTCAGTTGAGACGCAAATTCCGGCCACCTCCTTTCCCAATCAGCAGGGAAATAAGTAAGGTTCATCACCTCGGAAGATCTGGTAAAGATCCGAACCTCTTTGTTTTTTGACTGATGAAACCAGCTTACTTGAGTCTTGGAGTTGCCAATCATCCGCATTTGTTTCTCTACATTCCGGGCAAATCCCCTTCCTCCATTATTGCTTTCTATATTTGCCTTGGATATTTGGTCTTTAGTGAGCATTTTAGCAGTTTCCGGTTCGGTAAATTCCATCTCCTTTTGTGTAAAAAGGACATCAAGAATGAAATTCCCTATCTCTGTATCGATATAATCAATAGAACATAAATAATCGCTTCCGGTATCGGCTGTATCTGTATAGTTTTTCCTTATTGCTCTATTGGTTATCGGAATAGCCTCATAAGTCTTAAACTTTCCATACATTAAGCCTTCCATAGGAGTTGGATTCTGCATATATTGGGTTTCAAAAACATAGCTATTCACCCTCTGCATCCTATGCAACTCTTCGATGGTATGTTTAAACTCCCATAAAGCTTTCTCCTTGCCATTTTCATATATTATTGCCGGAAGAGATAAGACAGTCCATTCTCCCGGCTCTGTTTCCATCAAATACCCGCAAAGATCATGCTCATGAAGTCTTTGCATAATGATTATAATAGGGGTATTCCGTGAGTTTACACGGTTTCTTATAGTTGTTTCAAACCGTTGGTTTACCTTTTCTCTTGGAGTGTCCGATATTGCATCTTCAGGTTTAACCGGGTCGTCAATAATCAATGCACCTGCAAATTTAGATGACGGTTTGAACTCTTCTAATTCTTTGGATAGATCGTTTTCATCATCAACTGCACCAGCACCAAAACCTGTGACTTGTCCCCCAGAAGCTGTTGCGTACATTCCCCCGCCTTCTGTTGTATACCACTTCTTTTTTGCATCGCTTGTTTTCTTTATGTCTACATAAGGGAATACACGCTTATATTCTTCCGACTTAACTATATCTCTTACCTCTTCTGAATTATCATTGGCCAGATCATCTGAATAAGATAAATGAAGGAATTTGGCAGAAGGATTGACTGCAAGACCATATGAAATAAAGTTTTTAACCACTAATTCTGTATTATGAGTAAGTATTAAATCTCTTCCAGCTGCAAAAAGATGATCTTCGGAGTCTACTCTAAAACATATAGTCTCTCTATCTTGAACCTTAGTAATAGCCGTAATAAATCGTTTTGAAAAATGCCGCTTATTTAAAGGCTTATACTTTCGGCTTTTCCTTTCTAATCTGAAGGGATTCTTAGGACTACGAATCATTATAATAGGGCCACATTCCGTACAATACATTCCCAAACTTTCTATTAGAGTCCTTGCATCTTTCCTTAAGCGATCATTTACAAAACATAAAGAACATTGATGAGAAATTGCCCCGCATGTCCCATCAGAGTCCATCATCCCTTGAAGAAGTGCAAATCTGCTGTCAATATCGGATAATAGATACTGAATTGGAATGTGTTTATTACCGATTACCCCAAGTTTTTTAAGCGTACTCACAAATCCTCCACGAATTCCATATTCTGTAGCTTTCCCTGCATTTTGATGAGTCCTAATTGTTATCGGATATTTGGATCTAAATGCTTGAACTACTTCAATATCCATTGTGCAAAATTCAGCCTTATAGCTCGAACCATTACCTAGCCAATATCCGAAAAGATATGGGTCAATTGGCAATATCTTTTCCTCATTTCTTATAGGAGAAATAGGCTTTATAATCGGGATGTCATATTTTTTATGTCCATCAGAATCATATAGCCTTTCAGACATTTCTTTTGTACGCTTTATTACTTTATGTTGACCTTTAAGTTTATCCCATCTCTTACGTTCATGAACAGCCCATAAATGATCCCCACTTGTAACAAGATGAGTTCCATCGGAAAATTCAACATTATAAGCATCTGTTATACCTTGCGGGTAAACTCCAAGTACCTTAGTCGGCTTACCATCACTTCCAAAAAGATAATCTCCAATTTGTACTTCTGAAGCCTTTTTCCAACCATTCATGGTTAGCATCGGTGTTTCATTATCAATAGCCTTGGAATATCTTGGAGCTATGTTTATAATCAGCTTCTTTATCTTTCCGTCAATCACATCATCAAGAGCCTGGCATATCTTTACATGATGGTCATTTACTACAAATTTGCGACCGAATCTTGCTTTAAAGAAATATCTCGTATAGTTTAACGTCCCTGATAGGCAAAACGCCCGTATATAATCATATCCTTCCCCCATCATAAGTCTTCTATTATTCGTTTGGCTTCCTCTTTGGTCATAGGAGATGCAATGTTTATATTCATATCTTGCGGAGAATCAAAACCAAGCATTTTGCAAAGTCGTTGGATAGTCCATGTACGCCCATTCAGTTTTATTTCAATCCCCTCTTTCCCCTGTTTCACGCTTTCGACTTGCATTGCCATTTCGTCAGTCCAGTCTTCACTATCTTTGAAAGTAACATTGCCGTCCTTTATGGTAAGGAAATTACGTATATCAGCATACATAAAGCTTCTAAGCATATTTAAAACTTCTTCTTTTGTAATGTCCGACTTCTTTTTGAGTTCTTCCTGAAGTTCTTTTACCCTTGTCAAAACCTTGTTATTTTTTAGCAGTACTGATGCTCTTTCCCATACAGTTTTATCAGCCCATTTTTTACTGTTGGGATATGCACTCCTATAAGCCTCAGACGCATTTCCACACTCAATATAGTAATTACAAAATTTTTCCTGTTTTACTGATAACTTCATGTCTTTTCGTCAGATTAGCTACATGCCACTTGACATGTAGCACAAAGTTAATAATTCTTGTTTATTACTTTACACTCCTCCCCCATATATTCGCATTATACATGGAATAAGCCCATAATTCAATCTCCCAGTCTTTTTCTAGGAATTTCTCTCTCATGGCTGATTCAAAGCAGTCAGCCAGTAGGTTGTTGTCTATTTCTTGGTTCATAATCATTCGTCACTGTCTTTTAACATTAAATCTCCATTCATTAACAGAGGAAGCATTGAATCCCTAAGTTCCGCAAGAAGTCTGTTTTCTTCATTATTGAGATAGTAAAGATGCTGTTTGTACATATTCATAAAGAAAGGCATGATACTTGATAATATCTCTTTATCAGTATTTTCAATCACAAACACTTTACTATTAGATGATTGAATATACTTGCTCTCAATAATCTTCTCTTTTACTTCGTAATTCTTGAATGATGTAAAACTTTCATTCATTGCCTTAACAATTTCATTAGATGCTTCACAGTCTCTTATAACTTCCGTAAGTCCTAGTTTTTCAGCCCATACTTTATTGACTGTAACCTTTATGACATTACGTTCACGGATAATACGGTTAATATCTGAAATGATAGCGTTAAAGTCACGGTGAACAGTTCCTTCAAATTCTATAGGAAGATATGGACCAATAATCAGATTATATCCATGTTGTTCTAATTCTTCCTGCGAAATTCTTTTAGAAAATGAGTCCTGTTCTTTTATTGTAAGCTCGCATATAGCGGCTATTTGTTCATCTGAAAAAGTGTTGAATTCTTTTTTGTAAATACGGTTATAATGTGAAGCATCACCTTCTCCACGTTGTTCTCTCACCTCGACTGATTTCATTTCCTCCGCATTAATCAGCATCACATCTTTACTTTTTTTCCTTTTATCGAGAACAAGGATACAAGTAGCAACAGAGGTAGACTCAAACATCTTTTCAGGCAAAGATATGGCAGCTTGGAGCCACCCTTTCTCTATTAGAAACTTTCTGCATTCCTTTTCTTCTTTACTCGTTAGCACACCCCTAGGGAGAATTAAGGCGCATCTGTCACTCCTTTGCAGACAGTGGGCGACAAAGGCAAAATTACAAGTGTACTTTTGCGGCAAATCCTTTAGGATTGTTTCTGAAACCGATACTCTTATATTGAAAGGAGGATTAGATACCCCTACATCGGCTTTCATCAGTTCTGTTTCAGGAAACATCGGACGCTGCACGGAGGCATATACAGTACCTTTAATGGTATTATATGAATGAATAATATTACCGGATAAGATATCCTTATTAATCACTGTTGCTTCAATATTGCGAATACAGAGATTGAATAAGAGAATAGGTATCACTCGTTCGTCAAGCTCTTCACAAACAAATTTCAAATCAGGATTGGTGCACCACTTTTGGATAGTTAGTGCACCGGAGCCGCAACAACAATCGTAGACCAGTTTTTCACTTGGCATATAACTGAGAAAAGAGACAAGTTTAGCAAGGGATACTGGCGTATAATCCTGTTTCTTCTCTTTCCTGTCTGCATGGTAGAATTGATATACTCTTTGTAACCAGTCTACCGTCAAATCAGGGCATAATTCCTTGTATTTCTCAAAATATAAGGTTGAATTTTGAGAGAACAAGGCAAACATAATCTTATCTGGAAGTGTATCAACACTGACACACCCGAAAAGATCACATATTCTTGATGTTAATTCTTTTAGTTCCATATCTTTTATTACTTTTCCATTTTTCTTTTAAGATTACTGTATTCAATCTCAATACACTTGCTTATCTTGTCAGCATCCTCGTAGCGTTCAATTACTACTGTATTTTTCTTGTCATAATTACTCATACGGGCACATTTACCATCACATGACATATTTATATGCACATTGTTGGCAACTCCCGTAATAATTGATTTTTTATAGCATTGACCGCTGTATGGGCTGTAATGCCTGCATAGTTGCCTGTATTCTTCTCGGTTCATAACTTCACTTGTTGGTATGGCTATTTCTCCTTTAATCAACTAATTTAAATTCGTAAGCAAATACAAACGGATTGCTTTCCCATGTACCTTTGCCAGAAACTTTATCTATGAGGGCGGCAAAGGCTTCACGTGGAGTATCAAATCCATCGTCTTTGTTTCCCTCAAACTCATAAAATATAGATGGCGGAAACTCATCATCACCCGAATCTTCATATATCCCTTCTTTCAAGCAATCTTCATC